GATACATAGACAGAATGTCTTTTGCATTCAGCGTCCAAGAAGATGCTTACGATACAACAAACCATATGAGAACGATTAGGAAAGTAAAGAAGCTATATGATGTGAGTGCGGTTGCTACTCCAGCATATGACGATACATCAATTTCAGCAAGGGATCATTTTCAAGCGGTTGCGGAAAATGAAAGAGCGCTGGCTAGTGCTAACCTGAGAAAGAAATTGATACTACAAACAATGTTATAAGAACACAGAAACACCAGAGCCAAGTGGCTCTATTTTTATGCAAAAAATAATAAGGAGGTAACAAAATGAATCCAAGATTATCAGAAATTGAAACACGAAAAAAAGAAATAAGAACAATACTTGAAGGTGGCAAAGAGTGTGACATGAACGCAATCGAAATTGAGCTAAAAGCACTTGAAGCAGAGAAAGAAACAATTGAAAAAAGAGAGTTACTGCTTGCAGGAATCAAGACAGGAACAGTAATCCCAAAAGAAATTCAGAAACCTGAGGAAAGATCAGGACAACCAGCAGAACCTAAAACACATACACCACTCAAAGTATATCGAAATCTCGGGGAACAGCTTAAAGCAATAAGACAATTTACTTTGACTGGAAACATGGATGAGAGACTTTTGAGACTCAACAAAGAAGAAAGAGCAGCATCAGGAATGAATGAAGGCAATGCAAGTGAAGGCGGGTTTGCGCTTCAGACTGATTTTGGTGGAATATTGATGGATAGCGCCGTAGCAACAGGAGAAATATTATCCCGTTGTGATTCTTACGAAGTTGGACAAGGATCAAACGGAGTAAGATGGGTTGATATCGATGAAGAATCTATATCAGATACCGTATTTGGTGGAGTCCAAGTTTATTGGGCAAATGAAGCCGCAACTGTAACGGCAAGCAAACCATCCATGAAAGAAAGAAAACTTGAGCTTGAAAAACTGATGGGACTTGCTTATGCAACAGATGAAATGATGGAAGACACAAATTTTGTAACTGATTTATTTTCAAGAGCCTTTGAAGCTGGAATCATCCGCAAGTTTGAATCTGCTATTGTTGGCGGTACTGGCGCAGGTCAACCAATCGGATTTACCAATGCCACAAATGGAATAAGCATTACAAAAGAAACAGGGCAAGAAGCAAAAACAGTTTTGTGGAACAATGTGATCAAAATGCACAATCGAAGATTGAAAAAACCAACATCAAATTTTGGTTGGGTATGTCATCCTGACGTCAAGGAACAGTTTGATTTCATGGAATTCCCTCTTGGAGTGGGCGGGATACCAGTATATCTATCTGAATCAAAAATGGGAGACATCTCGTCACTCAAAGGGTTGCCAATCATTGAATCAGATCTATGTTCTGCAATTGGAACTGTTGGGGATATCATGCTAATCGATTTCAATGATTATATCGTTATCAGAAAGGGTGGAATTAAGACTGCTACAAGCATACACGTACTGTTTACGACTGGCGAGCAGGCCTTTAGATTTACATTCAGAGGCAACGGTATGCCAAAGAGCAAGACTGCATTAACACTCAAAAACAGCACAAACACAAGATCTGGAATCGTAAAACTTGCAACAAGAGCATAAGAGCTGATTTGGTAATCGTTATTAATTAGTAAAGGTTGTAAAAAAACAAAACAGGAGGCTATAACTATGAATTTAATAGACAGAATTAAAACCGTATGCGCAATAAGACCAGTTGACCTAAACACTGGTGCTAACCCTGGTGATTACATCAGCATGAAAAATGTTATCCAGGCAGCGGTTAATATTGTTGTCGGTGTAGTTGGAGGCGGTGGAACTGCAGTTGTAACATTGGTGCAAGCCAAAGATGTAGCAGCCACTGCAGCAAAGACATTGGCGTTTACAAAGTATTGGATGACTGGCGCAAAACTAAAATACACCGCGCCAACTGGAACTTTTACAGTAGGGGAAACGGTAACGGGAGCAGGAGCGGCCACTGGTGTAGTATACAAAGATACAGGTAGCTACCTGTTATTGTATACAACTAGCGCAACGGCTTTTGTTACAGGAGAGTTACTCACTGGAGGAACATCAGGAGTTACGGCTCTTGCAGATGGCATCGGAGTAGATGAAGATATAATGCTCCCTGTAACATGCGCAAGTACATTTACAATGGTGGCAGTATCCAACAAAAAGTATTGGATAGAGATTGATCCATCAAGCCTTGATGTAGACAATGGATTCGATTGTGTAAGAGTTCATATTGCTCAAGCGGGAGCAGGGTGCATCGGTATGGCTGACTATATCTATGAACCCAAGGTAAAAGCGTTGCCTTCACCAACAGTAATCTACGATTAATAGTAATGCATACTCTTTTTCCCCATCATATGAGGGCTTAAAAACCCTCTAATTTTTTACTAGGAGGTTAGCTAGATGGATAATAACAAAAATATATTAGGCTACAACAGCGCAGATAATCAATTCTCATCCGCGTTAGTTGCTCAAAATGCTGATGGTAGCATAATAGAAAGAATTGAATATATTATGCAAAACATGAACGGAACAGGCGTTAAATACAACGCTCCAAACTATGTTGCAGTACCAATTACATTTGTTGGTGCAAGCACTGGAGCAGTTGGAGAACATGAAGTTCTGACGGTTACTGGAATGATTAGACTTAGATATATTATCGAAGTCGTATCAACATTAACCGATGCAGCAAATAACGCAACAATACAGTTCGGTGTGGCTGGAGCAACAAATGCTTTCATTGCTGCATCAGATACAGACCTTATTCAAACAGGTGAAGTATGGATTGATGCTACTCCAACAGAAACATACGGCGCTTTCGCAACTCTTATGGGCGATCAGATAGTATGTAATGGCCTAGATGTTGGCTATGAAGTAGGAGTAGAGCCAATTACTGGTGGATCAGTAATATTCCATATGTGGTGGGAACCATTGAACGCAACAGGAGCAGCAGTTGCTGCAGCAGGAGCAACAGCAGCATTATAAAACAATGAGGAGGGCGAAAGCCCTCTTTAATTCTTTGGAGGTGAGCATATGAGCATTTGTACAGATAGAGCGACAGGAGTAGCGGCAATTGCTAAAACCTTAAAAACAGATAGACCGTTCCAACTAACTGAGGTTAGATTGCATTTATCAGGTGTCGGAGGAGCAACAAACTTTACGGCAACAGTTGATTCAAACGCTGGATCTGCCTATGATTTGTTGTTATTCAAAGAGGATATGACATTGGTAATAGACCTAGTATGGCAACCAGACGAACCGATACATTTTTGTGCTGGAGATGAGATAGATTTTGCTTTTGCAAACGGTAACAACAGAACATATGGGCTTGAGATAAAATATAATCCACTTTAAAGGAGACGTTTACTATGTTATTAATCAATGGTGCGCCTTTAAGTGACGATCTATCAGCAATAGACGTCGAGGTGGGCGCAATAAAAACAGAAACAGACAAAATACCAGCAACAATAACAAAGATTGATGGCGAAGTTGTAAAGACAACAGCATTAGGAACGGCACTAGGAACACTTGCGGATGAAGAAACATTGGATACTATTTGTGCAAGAACTTATATCCTAAAACGACACTTTCATGGTAGGAATAGAAGCTATCCTTTTTTAGGCGCAGGCATAACATTGACAGGGCATAATACGTCTGATGTACTTGGCGCATTCACGGAAATTGTTCCTGTGTTAGCAAATGAAGTTCAAACGTTTACAATAACAGCGGGTGCTAGTGCTAATGGAAACGTAGTCATTCGGTTAAACGGAACCATATACATAAAAGCTGTTTCAATAGGAAATGCAAACGCTGTCGCAGCTCAATTAAGAGGATATACTTATCTGGGTACTGAGGGTGGAGCTTGGACGGTAACTGGAGCTGATGCAGAAGTAATATTTACAAGAGTGGGTCTATCAAGCACAGGCATGTTTACTGATGTAGGTACAACTGGAGTAACAGTAACCATAGTAAAGACAAACACAGGAGCAGGTATTAACCAATCGTTTGATATTCACTTCATACAAGGTGGTATTGCAAACAAAAAAGATACTTACACAATTGAGTTATGTAGTGGACTTGCTGGGTATGAGCAGAGAATCGGCAATATAAAAATTAGTACTGAAGCAGATAATTCAGCCGCAGGAATGATTCAGATTATGACTACTATTATGCCTGCAGGAACACGGATATCTGCAAGAGTTGCGAGTGGTACGGGCGGATCGGACACTATCGTTGTTTCGTTAAATTATCATTTATACTAAAAAGGTGGGGGAAACATGGCAGCAGCAATAAAAATTTATTCTGATTCTGCTTGTGCAATTGAATTGACAGGAACTCCTTACACACTTGATCTTGGAGAATTTGACGGTACAAACGGAGAGACAAAAACAACATCGATCCTAGTAAAAAATACAGGTGCAGACACAGCAGGAGTTGTGACGCTAACAGAGACGGCAGACACTGACACGCGCGGGAGTTATAGTATTGATGATATAACTTACAGCGCATCAAGCTTGAGTCTTGGAACAATTGTGGCTGGTGCAAGTGTTAGAGTATACATAAAAGTTATTGTTGCAGCATTGACAACAACAAAATTAACCGAGACTCTAAACTTTACAGTTGCTGGTACAGGCACAAGCAAATCGGTTGCAGCTACTTATAGTATATCTACTATCTTGGATAGCATAAAAACAGCACTCAGGATAAGTGGAACTGATCTTGATGGAGAAATCGAAGATCTACTACTTGCTGTCAAAGCGGATCTGCAACTCAGTGGATTGCTTGGAGAAAAAATCCTGGTAACCGATGCCTTGATAAAGCGAGCAATAATCGTCTATTGCAAAGCCAATTTTGGATGGGATAATCCAGAAGCAGAGCGTTTCCAGAAGTCATACGATATGCTTAAAAATCACATGTCATTAAGCCGTGATTATGCATACTATGCAATAACTTTTGTGGTCGTAAACTCGATAGCCGCCGCAATTGATGAGGTTAAAATCATATTTGACGGAGTTGAAAAACTTACAAACGCAAGTGGGATAGCAATATTCTACGTGCGTGAAGGTAGCAACTACGAATATCAAATAACGCATAATGATTATGCTGACTATGTAGACAGTGATGGTGAGTGGTACAACGTTGATGTGTCTGCAAGTGTAACGATTAATATAACAATTACGGCGGTGTGATTATGAGAGTAGACAGAAATAAAAAAATAACTATATCGTCAAAAACAGAAACTCAAAACTCATTCGGAGAAAAGACCTATACATTGACAGCAGTATACTCTAATATTTGGGCGTCATTTGAACCGCTAATAGGTCAAGAAAAATACTCGTCCCAGCAGGTACACCCTAAATTGACGGGTAAATTCAGGATTGAATACATGACAGGGATCAACGAAAACATGATAATAACATTTGGAACTAGGACATTTGATATTAACTCCATTATCGATTATAAAGAGCAAAACAGAGAGTTAATATTGATGGTTGAGGAGTTGATTTAATGTCTAATAATGTAACAGGCATGAATGAGGTATTAAGGCTAATAGAAGAACTCGGAAAAGCGCCACAAAAAGTATTGACCAAAGCAACAAGGCTATCAGCTAACATTGTAAAAGATGCAGCAAGATCAAATTCTCCAAGTCTGTCAGGAGCATTAAAAAGAGGGATAAAGATTAAAAAAGAACGAGGTAAAAACGGTAAAAGCGTTTATAGAATTGGCCATTTTGGTAAAGATTTTAAAGGCACAGAGTATGTAAAAATCAGTGCCAGGACTGGAAAGCGCTCATATTATCCATCGAGTCAGGAGTATGGGTGGACATCAAGAGGTAAAAGATATCCGGGCGATCCACATTTAAGAGCTGCTTTTGACTCGAATCGACAGCGCGTAAACGATAATATATTAGATGTGTTGACAACAGAATTAAACAGTATACGTTGATG